CCAGGGCTCGGTCGTCACCGCGATCCGCGGTTGATGGTCCTCGGGGCCGCCCGTTGCGAGCGGCAGATCCATGAAGATCGCCGTCACCGGACCCGGTGGGCTGGCAAGATCGATCTCCAGATTTCGCTCCGGCGTAACATTCGGAACATGGAGCGCAGCATCGACACGAACCGCTTCGACCTCCCGGCCGGCGGCATCGACGATCCGCTCGATCCGGTATGCCTCGATCGCCCCGGACCGGTCGATCTCGACCGTGTCGCCCGGTTCGACACCGATCTCGGACAGCGGAAGCGTGAACCCTGCCCGGTCCCGCGACCGCCAGCTTTCGGCCAGCCACCGGTCGACAAGCTGTTGCGCCTTCGAGCCCGGGATCGACAACGGCAACGAGGTTTCCGCGACCCGCTCCCGGGTTCCTCCCGGAAGCCTGGCTTCGCTGGCGCCGACCCGGAAATCGCTTTCCGATTGGACATAGGTCAAACGAACCACGTCATGTGCCGCACCAATCGAAGCCCGCGACCGCTCAAGCGGCGTGCCAACCTGCCCATTCGGGGCGACAAGTCCGTCCTCCTGCAACGTCAGGCTGGCGCTTCCGCCCCGCATCCGGAACATGACCTTGCCGCCGCTCTCGAAGGCGTCAAACCCGAAGGCCAGCATCAGCGGCTGCAACGCATCGCGCGCGGTCGAATTGCGCTCGACCACATACCCGTCGACAACGCCAAAGAGGTCGGCCACGTCGATGTCGGTCAACCCGGACCGCCGGCAGATCTCGGCGACGACTTCCGCCAGGGCGCTCGCCGTCACCCGGCCGGTGATCCAGTGTCCCAGGCGATGCGCCGGACCGTCGGACCAAACGCTCTCCCGGACCGGGAAGTCGGGCCACGGGCGGGTATCCCAGGTCCAGACGAAAATCCGGTCCGCCGGGATCATCGGCTCGCCGGTCAGCGACGAGACCGGCACATTCGCCGGCTCTGCCCAATAACCCAGCTTGGCTTGCAGGAAGCGCCGCTGCATCTCGTCGTCGCGCACCCCGAGCGAACCATAAGGCAGCGCGCTCTCCGAGCTTTTTGCATCCGAGAACAGGTTAGGCTGGTTCGATCCCAGATCGACCGCAGGGCATCCTGTTTCGGTTAGCCAGATCGGTTTTGATTCAGGCACCCACGCGGTTGGCGTCGTGGCGCGAACGCCATCTACGCGGTCGAAATGCTGGTTGTTCCACCAGCCGCGCAAATCCTTGGGCCGGAAGACCCAATGCTCGCCGTAACCGGTGTCGTCGATAGCGGTGCGGACCTGGCTTTCGCGGTCAGCCTCGCTGGCATAGTACCAGTCATAATTCTCGCCGCCCTCGACATTCCCTTGCAGGTAAGGCAGCGAATAGATCGAGTCATGCCCAGCGTCGAGGTCGAGATGTGTGCGCGCATGGCGCCAATCGGACAGCGCCGAGTAGTCGTCGACACCGACGAAATCGATATTCGCGTCGGACCAAAGCGGGTCGAGGTGGAACAGCACATCGCCGGTGCCATCCTGCGGGTGGTGGCCGAAATACTCGCTCCAGTCCGCCGCGTAGCCAATCTTGGCTCCGGGCAGAAGCAGACGCACCTCGGCCGCCAACGCCTTCAGCTCGGCCACTGCCGGATAGGTCGTGCGGCTGCTCCGCAGCGTGGTCAGTCCGCGCAGCTCACTGGCGATGCAGATCGCGTCGACGCCCCCGGCCGCACTGGCAAGAGCCGCCAGATGCAGGACAAACCGCCGCCAGCCCCACTCATCCGGCCCGGAATAACTCACCTGCCCGGCTGATACGGTGAAGTCGGCCGCCTGCGCGGTGCCGAAGAAGGCCGCGACCTCGCTCGCCGCCACCGCAGTCTGATCGGTCGATCCCGGCATGCCCGGCGCCAGATCCGAAGTGATCCGCCCGCGCCAGGGAAAGGCCGGCTGCCCCGGCAATCCGGTATGGGGATCGATCAAGGTATTGCTGGCGGGAATATCCATCAACAGGAACGGATACAGCATCACCTGCTTGCTGCGGGACTTCAGCTCCGCGATTGCTCGCATTACCGAGCCATCAGCGGGGGAGCCACCGAAATTGGGCCTGTCGTTCGCGTCGCGGCTAACGGGTAGCGCGGTATCGGTGGTCAGTCCGGCGGCCGACCAGTCCTCCGGTTTCGTTTCACGTCCCGACTCCTCGATGCGCGGCTGCACCGTGCACTGGCCACAGCGCAGATCGTCGCCGAACCAGGACACCAGCAGCGACACCGCTCCGGCTGCCGGAAGCTCGCCATCGAGCTGGTCCAGCGCCTCCAGAATATCGGGCCGGCCGCTGGCATTGTTGATGTTGGCGAAAACCCCGCCGCCGCCCGGGAATCTGTGCTGCGCCGGCTGCGGATCCAGCGCGAACTCCCCGCTACCGGGCGACAGGGCGACGCCGCGGATCAACTGTTTCAGCGGAGTCCCGGCCTCTGGCGAATCCGGCCCGATCAGGCTGGCCGCGCTTCGGAACACCTCGAAATTCAACTGCGGAATGCGGTTTCCGTATGGTTCGAGCGGCAGATCCTCGAACACCACATAAGCCAGGCCGCGATAAGGGGGCACATTGCCCACGCCCTCCACGGCCTCGATCTTGGGATCCGGAAGCTGCGCCTCGTCACCCAGATAGACCCGCATCTCCAGATCCTCGGGCGACAACAATTTCCCGTCCGCCCAGATCCGGCCGATACGCTCGATCGGCCCCTCGCACAGTCCCAAAGCCAGGCTGATCGTGTAGGAAAACTCCTTGACCTTTTGGCCGCCAGTCGCCTTGCCGCCTTGGGTGGTGGTCCGCACGTTCTCCTTGAACCGCGTCGACCAGATCACCTGCCCGGCGATCCGCATCCGCCCGAACAACAGGGGAATCGGCGTGCCCTCGGTAGATGTCTGCAAATGCAACGACCGGGCGCGCCCGACCTCGACTGCCCGGCTCCCCGACCCAAGAATGGTCTGGTCGATGATGCCGCCCACCGTCGCACCGACGGCCTGACCAATCGTCGCCGCGCCCAACCCGAGCACGGTGCCGCCGATCGAGCCGCCAATCGCGGACCCGGCGGCGGATAACAGGATAGTAGCCATCAGTACCCCCGCTCGGGAAATCTGAATGTGGCGGCCAGCTTTCGAAGCCAGCTCGCCGTGAGGTGGGTCTCGCAGACCCGGTGCCCGGAATAGGCGTGGATGATCCGTCCGTGATCCAGCTCCTCGGACACCAGCAGGCCGACATGCTTTGCCGGTGCCGAAGCCCGCATCCGGAACAGCAACACATCACCGATGCCCGCCTGCTGGGGGTCGATCGGCACCAGGTGGCGCATCGCCGCCGCCAGCAGGCGCTCGTCGCCGCTCGCCTCGGACCAGTCGGCGGAATAGGGCGGCGGCTGCTCGGGCTCGTCGCCCAGCGTCGCCCGCCAGACCCCGCGCAGCAAACCCAGGCAGTCCGCCCCGGCTCCCTTCACGCTGGCCTGATGGCAATAGGGCGTGCCGATCCAGCGCCGCCCCTCGGCGGCCACCGCCCGGCGCAGTCCCATATCAGCGCCGGAACAGGGAGCCGCCATCGTGCTGTCCTCCGGTATTGACATACCCCGCCGCCCAGTCATCTCCGGGCATTTGGGGAAAACCCCTGAAATTCAGCAGGTTGTTGAACTTGCCTTTGCAGGTCTCCGGGGCCTTGTCGCACCCGGCGGTGACCGTGAATCCGTCCCCCGCCACCACTGGCAGGGGCGGCGTCAGCCACAACTCGACGGTGGCGCCACTGGCCGGGTCAAGATGAGTTTTCACATGCCCCGCGACCCCCGCATTCGCGCCCGAGGTCCAGTCCAGACGCCCGCCATCGAACCACCCGCGTGAAAATGCCTCCAACCCGGAGACAACAATGCGCTGAGGGTCGATCACCGTTAGAACCACCGCGGGGCCGCGATAGATCGGCAGCGACAGGTCGATACCGCATTTCGCATCGCCCAGGCGCCGGTCGCAGCCATGGATGAACGCCCGCCCAAAAGGCTGGTTCAGGCGTTCCGACAGGCTGACCACCTCCGCCTCGAACGCTTGCCTGCCGCGCCGGATTTCGCCGATATGGCCGCGCGACAGCAACAGACGGCTATCCGTATCGCGCCAGTCCACCAGCCACAGCTTGACCTCGGCGCCGTCGTAGAACCCGCGCTCGACATCGTCGTCGGTGATCGCCGCCGAGCTTAGCGCGCCGGTCACCGTATGGGTATCCACGCTCAGCCCGGTCGCGCTCTCGATCGCCGCGGCATTGAAGCCCGAACTGGCTTCGAACGTGATCCCGTCGAAGCTCAGCGAACGGTCGTGATCGGTGAACCCCATCACGACCCCGTCCGTTCGCACAATGGTCCAGCAACGGCACAGCGTGGTGCAACCGGTCGCCAGCGCATCGCGCAAGGTCTGAGGAAGCGTACGCATCAGATCCTCACCTCCACGGCCGGGATCGACGGGATTTCACCGGCCTCGAACGCCGCGACGTTTACCTCGATCACATCGGTGTCGAACCGCACCGGCACGTCGAATTCGAACCCCGCCGTTACCGCGGTCCCGGCCGCCGGAGTCGTTGCGAACGTGACGATTCCGGTCGTCCCATCGACGCTGAAGCCCGGGCCCTCCGCCATCTCGACGCCATCGACAGCGACCCGCACCGAGCCGGCCACCGGCTTGGTGATTTCCCGCCGGAATTCGTAACTACCGGGCGCATAGGTCTTCGCCAGTTTGAATGCGGTCATTGCCCCGTCACCGGTGCCGATCGCCTGATCGAGCGGGCCAGGCACCGCCGACGGTGCGCAGGATTTGTGGTCGAGCCAGTCCTTCCAGCGAAACCCGTTCAGCATTCCCCTCCGCGCCTCGAAGAAGCTCAGCACCGCTTCCAGGTCATCCAGGGACTGCACGCCCAGCCCGGCGTCATAGCGCCGCCGGGATTGCTCCCACGGCGTATTGCGCTGCTCGAATCCGTTCACCAGGGATATGATCTCGGTGCGCCGCTCGACGCCGCCGGTCGATCCGAACGAAATCGCGGTCGGAAACCGAACCTCGTGAAAACTCATCGCGTTTCCTCACAATCTGCTGTTGCCGCGCGACACCGCGCGTGC